CCATAATCCAGCCCAATGAATAAATAACACCTATAAAGAAACAAAAAACAATCCATTTGTATATCAATAAAATATATACTAACTTTGATAACTATAAATAAAAGCAATTTAGCCCAAAGATAATAGTTAAACCATAAGAAGAACATGTATAGTATAATAGAAAGAGAAAAGATACAGAATAAAGTCATTGACGAAATGATAAAAGGCAATAGTATCAACTCTATATGTAAATTAAAAACCTTTCCAGAACAGAAAACAATATATAATTGGCTCAATAAAGACAAAGACTTTCTACAGAAATACACGCACGCAAGAGAGCAGCAAGCGTTGTTTTATGCTGAAAAGATAACTAATGTAGTGCAGGAACTAAAGGATAGCAGTAAACATAGCAGGGAGTTAACTGATATCGCCAGGTTAGAAATAGACAGCTACAAATGGATAGCGTCGAAGCTATTGCCAAAGGTTTACGGTACGAACCAGCAACAAACAAACGTACAAGTGAACATACAGCCAGTGACAGGAATGCAGATCGTTGATGATACACAAACAATTGAGGTTGAAACAGATGATTAAGGTTGAGATAGTATTAGTAATTGCTAATCTGCACACGGTGGAGATAAAAAATAAGGCTGAAATAGTGTAATTATGATACGATATTAACCTAAACAACCTAAATCAAGGTTAAAATAGTACTATTGTATTAATATGGTTCGGTCTGGAGTCATCAAACGTTTAGCCGATACGATCCAAACAGCCCAACAATTAAGAATGTAAACCAATTGATAATATATAAAAGACTAAACACTCTAGAGTAGTTCAAATGTTATCAGGTTTAAATGTGAATGATTTAGCAATAACACCCCTTTGAATAGATAAAAGACTTATTTTAACACCCCCCCCTCAGCGAAACGCTCGACCCCTTTTAACCCCTCACAATAATTTTCAGGTTTTCTGAAAGGTTTTGCTTGTTATGTTGTTGTGATTCATATGTGATAAGGCTAGATTAGTTGATTTAAGGCTGTTTCTGATGCCCTGCGGTATGTTTGTATGGTTGGAATGGTGTAAGCGATGTAAGGTGGTCTGAAAAAATGTCGTCGATTGCTACGCAATTAATAAAAGACTTGGTTGTTTGGCGAGGATTCACTATATTTGATGTAAATAAAAACAAATAAGATGGAAAAAAATACAGTAGTACTAAGTTTAGATGATTACAATGAGTTAAAGAATAATGAGGTTAATTTAGATGAATTAACAGATGCTTATGATAAAAAAATAGAGTCGATTTTAAATGGTGAAACTGTACAACTATTAGATGATGTAAATTTTAAAACGAATTATGGTTCAGAATTTATAGTTCAAATGGGTTGTAAGTTTTATTCAGCAAATGATACGACTATACAATTAAGGAAAGAAATTCAATTAAGAGATGAATGTGGAGAGGCATTGAATAAAAGAGTTAAACAATTAGAAAGTAGAACTTTTCTTGATTTTATATTAGGGCGTAAAAAGTAATGGCAAAAAAGGATTATACATTTCCGTTAAGTAGTGAGGTTGAGTTGGTAGTTACGAAGGGTGATAAATGTTTTCGTAAGGTAATGACTTATGCTGCTGCTTTGGATTGGGATAAGTTGCCTGGATATCGTTATCAGTATTTTGAGGTTGGTTTTTGTTCAATAAAGGAGAATTTATGATTGCTAAAGATAAGGCTAAAGAAATGGTTGGTAATTATTCTGCTTATGCTTGGATTGGATATTCTGAGAATGAGTGTAGAGACAACGCTATTAAGTGTGCGTTGATTGAGGCTGGTAGAATACTATCGGTTTTGAAAGGATTGAAATCTACTGTTGAGATATTGGGCGAGTATAGGTTTTGGTTTGAGGTTAAGATTGAATTAGAAAAATTATAATTATTAAGAGATGAAAGTACAATTTATAGTAGGTGATGATGATGGTAAAAATTTAGAATGGAGAGATTTATATTTTGATGAGAAGCAGTTTATTGGTTTTAGTATGCCTGATGAAAAAGATGAATTAGGAGCTGGTGTTACAGTATATACTAGGTGTGGTACTTTCACTCTTAAACAAGAGAAACATTTAATAGATTATTTATCTGATAAATTTATAGTCGGTAATTAAAAAACTTTTTGTATATTTGAATATTAGATTTTCATATATTTAATTTTTTCATTTTATTTTTATTTGGTTAGTATTTCCCTAGTTTTAGTAAGACTAGGGTTTTTTTTGTATATTTGGGTAAATTTTAGAGAATGGAAATTATATTTAACGTAAATGGCAATAAGAAGCAATTAGAGGCTGCAAAATATTGGATTGATAAAACTACAACAAGTTTAGTTTATGGTGGGGCAAAGGGTGGTGGTAAGTCTTATTTAGGTGTTTCTTTGATATTCGGAGATGCTTTTATGTACCCTGGAACTCGTTATTTTATTGCTCGTAAAACATTGGCTGATTTAGTTAAACACACTATCCCATCTGTTTATGAGGTTTTTGGTCATTGGGGTATTACGGATGATATGTATAAGTTTGATGGGAAACATAATGTTTTCAAACTACATAATGGTAGTGAAGTTTTATTCTTAGATGCAAAATATTTACCAAGTGATCCTATTTATGCGAGATTTGGTTCTATGCAGATGACAAGAGGTTGGATAGAAGAAGCTGGGGAGTTTGAAGAAGAGTGTAGAAATAACTTGTTTATTAGTTTAGGTAGATGGAAGAATAAAGATTATAATCTAACTAAAAAATTACTTGAAACTTGTAATCCAGCAAAAAATTACTTATACACAAAGTATTATAAAAAGTTAAGAGATGGTACTTTAGAACCTCATAAGAAAATGGTTATTGCATTACCAAAGGATAATAAGACTATGAGCGAGGATTATTACCAAGGCTTATTAGATACTTTAGATGAGAATGGTGTTCAACGTTTGGTTTATGGTAATTGGGAGTATGATGGTAATCCGTTAAAATTATTTGATTTCACTAAAATTACTGATTTATGGATTAATGAACAGATTAAAAAAACAGGTTATAAATATCTTACTGCTGATATTGCCTATCAAGGTAGTGATTTATTTGTTATTGGTATTTGGGATGGGTTTATCTTGGAGAAAATCATAGCTATAGATAAAATTGATGAAACACAAGTAAGTAAAAAGATTAATGATTTAAGGCTTAAATATGGTATTCCGATTAGAAATGTAATTTATGATGCTGATGGTATTCGTAAATTCGTAGTTCAATCTACTAAAACAGGATTTCTAAAAGGAGCAAAAGCATTTCGCAACAATGCAAAGGCATTTGGTAGAGATAATTACAAGAACTTAAAAACGCAATGTTACTTTAAGTTGGCTGAAATGGTTGATAAGAATTTAATTTATATTCAAGATAAAACATATTCTAAGCAGATTATGGAGGAACTTGAGCAAATAATGAAACAGCCAGATACAGATGATGGTAAAATAAGATTAGAGAAAAAGGGTGATTTAAAAGAACGCTTAGGTCGTAGCCCTGATTTTGCTGATATGATGATGATGAGAATGATTACTGAAGTTAAAACTTTCAAAGATATTGTTGTTAAATGGTGTTAGATTAGTTTTATTCAATATTTATTTATACTTTTATAACATTAAAATGTATATTATGCACGAAATAGAGGATGAATTAGAAATCATTATCGAATCAAGCGATCAAAATGATGATGATGGTAATTGTATTTATAGAACTTCATCATTAATTATAAATGGAGAAAAAGTAGAGAGTAATGGTAATCATATACAAGCTGTATTAAATTACTTAGGTATTGATGCTAACGTTTATTATAATTAGATATGGATTATCAAGAAGAATTAGATAAGAAGATAAAAGAAAGGTTGAAATTAATCCAAGCCAATATAAAGAATAATACTTTCAGTTTCGATGTAGATGGTAGTTTTAAGATTAAGTTAGAACTACTAAATAATGAAATTGGTCAACTTCAAGATAAAATTTTAGAAGAAATTAGTGTTAATTAACAAATGTTTTGTATATTTGTTTAACGAGTTAGTATAAGATAAGTGCGGTTTAGTAAAATCTTATTTTATTTTGGCTCTTGAGTTCATAAAAATAATAACAACTTTGACCGCAAAATGCACACCGCATTTATTTTATACATTGTTAGCAAACGTTTTTTTATGTCTTTTTACGAAAAATCATTAAATCAAATCAATCAATCTAGAATTTATCCTGTTGGAGAAAAGATACCTAAAAAAGACTCTGACAATCTTATTAAAGAGTTGACTGATAGTTTTATTTTTTCTATAAACAGCATAAAAGTTAAAACTATATAAGTTCTTTTAAGTCTTTGGTGTCTATTTGTGTTACGTAAATATCTACATTGTTAAATTCCTCAATGAAAACAATAAGATTAACAATATAGTTAAAGTATCCAATAACAATATAGTCTCCTTTTTTAGGTATTACTGAAAATTTAGTTTCGTGAATCTCTTTATTAAATTCATTATTTTCATTGTGTCTAATTCTTAAATTTACTTTTGTCATAGTATTTATTTAAATTAATTTATTTTATGTTTGGCTTTATTATAAACTCGTATATTCCGATTAAAGAAACTATTATAGTTAGTACTAATCCTATCTTTTCTAATAAAGACCAAGCTTTAAATTTCTTTATTTTAACAACTTTAATTTTATCCATTAGACTTCTTACCATCCAAATTAATCGAAATAAGAAATAAGGTTTGTATGGATGTAATTCAAATTGATAGTTTGATTTCTCAAAGAAAGTTGTAGAAAGTCTAAGTGCTGAATCTATTCCTATAAAATGACTTTTACTAATTCCTGTCTTAGTATGAATCTTCTTTAATCTACACTCGTCTTTGTAATAATTAAAAGAACGCTTTAAATCAGTAAAATCTTCTTTCTCCTTTTTCATAGTTTCAATTTTCTTTTCCGTTGAGGTTCACGTAATCTGTTGCGTTGACCTTTTAACGTTGAGGTTTCCTTTGTTCTGTTTCTTAATGTTTGCTAACTATGTGTAAAATTTCGTTTTAATGAATTTTACGCAACATTAATAATATCTATTTTAATTATTTTTCAATAAATTATTGTTATATCAATATTTATTCCTATCTTTGTGTTTATAAATAAAATTTATAGTGCCAAGAGACTTCATTCAAAGCAAAACTAACAGTAACGATTTAATGATTGCCACTAGGCAACAAAAACAGCTATCTTACTTTACGGAGTCAAGTGTGCAAGAGGATGTTTCGTTGTCATATATTAAGCAATGGGCTGAAAGAAACTATCAGGGTAATGATTATTTCTTAAACTTTGTTAAAAGCGTATTTAAAACGGAAAACTTCCTTTTAATATATAAATACCTTAGACACCCATTACCTTCTGCACGACTAATAAATGATAAAATTAAAACACCATTAAGTCGTGTTTTCTTTTCTGAAGATTCATTTTTTAAGTATGAGATTAATGGAGAATTGGTTAAAACACCAAAATCTTTAGATGTAAAAGAGTTTGACAAGCAAATGTTTAATGCTTTATTATTTAGGCATAATGATATTTGTGTAGTTGACCTTAACGATATAAATTCCCCATATAAATCAATAATTTCTATTGATAATGTAGTAGCTATAGATTCTAATAATAGTATAATTGATAGAGTAGCTTATTCTGCTCAAATACCATTTGAAGATAGAATGTTAAAAGGTATTTTATATATAGATGATAAAAATTATCTATTTTATGAAAAGGATGAGAATGGAGAAGTTGCAGAAAAACCTACATTGTCTGTTCCTCATGATTTAGGTAGATGTCCTGCTGATTATATTAGTAATGAATCATTTTCTGAAAGTGATGTAATTAGAAAATCTATTTTTTCTTATGTTAGAGAGGAATTAGAAGAATACGTATTCTTAAAAACAATGCAACGAATGGTAGAGCCTAATGGCGCAATACCTATCGTTACACAGCTAGATACTGGTTCGACTAATGAAAATAAAGATGGTGAAGGTGCTCCAGGAGAACCAATGTCATTACAGCAAATAAAAAATCAAACATCTGAAGTTAAAGGAAATGTAGATGCACAAGATGGAACAATGCAAACAGGTAGTAGAGTTAAAGTACCTGTAATTACAAAAGAAGATGGTAGTGTTGATATGGATGTTGTTACAAACTATCTTAATTTCTTTTATATTCCAACTGAAGCTCTAACTTATCTTAATGATAGAATAAAAGAGGTTAAAGCTAGTATTATTTCAAATGTAATTGGCGATTATTCTGAAGGTAGTACTCCTGAAGGCTCTAAAAGTGATTCTGAGATAAATAAAGTAACGATTGTATCAAGACAAGATAAACTTAGAGATTTATCAATGCAGTTAAGTAGGCTTAGAACAAGAAGTGATTACAATTTCTTAGGGCTGCAATTTGGTAAGGATAATATTTCAAATGAAGCGTTTTACGGTTCTGATTTCTTTTTAGATACGCAGAAATCTATTTACGACATGATTAAGGAATCGCCAAATCCTATTGAGACTAAAAGTTTATTAATAAAATCAGCTAGAAATAGAAATAGATTTAACGAAGATAACTTTACAAGAGAGTTTATATTATATCATTTAATACCTTATGCAGTTAAGCAAGATTTTGATATTGCTGTTGCAGAAAAACAAGTAGGAGATATCACATTCCAATATCAAACAAGATTTAATTATTGGATAGGTTTATTTGAGTCTTTATATGGCGATATTTTAACTTTCTGGAAATCTATTGAAGGAACTGAAAACGAAAAAGTAGTTTTAATAAATAATTTAATAACAATAATAATTAGAGACAATTATGAAAAAAGTAGTGCATCTGAGAGTGTTCAAGGGAACGAAGATTCTTAAAGACGAAAGTGGTAAAGTAGAAAATGAAAACAATAAAGTTTCATTAAGCTACGGTACATTAGAGTGGAAAAATTATTTAAAACGTTTAATTGCAAATGGATTCTGTAAAGTTGAAGTTGAAAAATTATTTGAATTAAAAAATGAAAAATATGTAGAATGTGAAGTGCCTGAGAAAATCAAAGAAGAGGTATTATTTGCATATAAAGGAGATCAAACCGTTAAATTAACTCCAGAACAACAAAAAATAGCAGATTTAGAGGCTAAATTAGAAGCTTTTATGAATAAAGGAAATGATGATGAAGATAAAGATGATGATGAAGAATTGAAAGATTTACAAGCTAAATATGAAGAAAAGTTTGGCAAGAAACCTCATCATATGATGAAGATTAAAAAACTAAAAGAAGAATTAGCGAAATAATAAAAGAATATTATGGAATTATCAGCAGAACAAATAACGGAATTAGGATTAACTGAAGAAAATGCACCTAAAGTTGTAACTTTTCTTTCTGAACAAATAGCAACTTCAAAACAAGAATTTGAAGGTTTAGCTAATAAAAATGCAGAGGCGATATTAGATGGTGCATTAGGTAAAATAGCAACAGATACAAATATAGCTAGAAACCAAGGTGAAAAAGCTGGGGATTATATTCCTAGAGCTTGGAGTGAATTTAACGCTAATAGGTTGTCTGAAATAGACGCTTCAAAATTAGAGTATGAAACTAAAATAAAAGGTTTTAAAGGTAATGATGATTTAATTTCAAAGATTACAAATCTTGAAACAGAAAAAGATACATTGCTCCAAAAATATGCTAATTACGATGAATTAAAATCTCAAGCAGACCTTTACAATCCTTTATTAGAAAAATATAACGCTAATAAATTACAAGTTGCGTTTAATAGTGTTAAACCTAATTTTCCTGATACAGTGAATCAATATGAAGCTGCTGCAAAATGGGGTGATTTTAAAAATGAAGTTTTAGAAAAATATGATTTAGAAATTGTTGATGGAGAGCCTAAAGCAATAGATAAAGAAAATAAACACAGAATATTAAAACTTTCTGATTTATTAAGTAAAAACGAAAATATAAATACTTTATTACAAGGTAGACAACAAGCTGGTACTGGTTCAAAAGAAACTAAACTTTCTGATATAGAAGGTGTACCATTTAAAGTTCCTGAAGGAATTGATGCCGAACAACGTTCAAAGCTAATAAGAGAATATTTAGCTACAAAAGGTATTAATTCAACAAGTAACGATTATGCTTCAAAGTTTGCAGAAATTAATAAAGCTATATTGAATAAGAAGTAGCGAGAGAACGCTAATAATAATTAATTTTAAACAAAAAAAAGATGAGTTACATTAATGCTTCTCTGTGGAACAATATCCAAGTTTCAGATGCTACCAATGAAAAAAGGTTTGCTGAATTAGGTATTGTTGATGCAGTTAAAGAATCTACTCCTTTTGTAGATTACATTCCGCCAAGTGCAAAAGCACAATTGGCTAGTACATCGTCTTTAAGACAAGTTGAGATACCTGTTATTAAAGACCAAACTGTTGTTGTAAATCAAACTCCAGGGTTCGATTTTATTCCAACAAATTTAGAAGAATCAGCAAAGTATTCATTTACTGCGTATGATGTATTTAGTGGATTTAGACATTATCCATCAACATATGCTAACAATATGGTTGATTCAGATTTTGCTAGAGACCAAAAAATGAAAAATATTGCCTATGCAATGGGTAATACTATTGAAAGTGTATTAGCTACAGTTTTAGAAAGTAGAAAAACACAGAAATTAGATTACACAACTCAAGTTTCTCAAGGTGATGGTACATTTACTTTTGATGCAACACCTGATATTCTTAAAGTAAATAAAGCTGCTCAAAAAGAAACAATGTTTTATAACTTAGAACAATTGATGGCTGCAAATGAATTAGGTGGTCAATACCGTTTAGTTACAAATAGAGCTGGTTTAGCTGTTCAAAAATCTGAAGCTGCAAAATATGCTGCTAATAACGAGAAAAATCTACAAGCTTTAGGTTTCTTACCTATGGATAGATTACACGAATCAGGAAATATTGCTCCAGGTTCTGACATCTTTAATGGTTGGTTCTTGAGAGATGGTTCAATTGGAGTTTACGAAAATTATCCTTTCGATTTTGCTAACGGAACTGAAATAGCTGGTAAAAAATGGTCTGTTTCTGATATGGAAATTCCTTTCACTAGAATGAGAGCAAATATCTATACTAATAAAGAAGCTACTAATGCCGATGCTTTAATTACTTCTGGATCAGATTCTAATACTATTATGTCTCACTTTGAGGAAATGGGTGTTTGGATTAGATTCTATGTTGTTTATAAATATAATTCAGATTTAGCTACAAGAGCTAATGATATCGTTAAAATTCAAGGTTTAACTACATAATATAAAGAGATGAGATATTATATAACATTAGAAGATGGAACTTTAGTCCCTGCTGAGAGCAAAGGATTATTGGTTAGAAATGAAGATATTACAGCAGTTAAAACTTTGACTGAAGAAGATAGTGGTAAAGTATTTACATTAAATGCTGCTGAAGGAGTTGCAATCACATTACCAACTCTTGAAAAAGGATTGGAATATGAATTTGTAGTTGGTGCAGTTTTCGCAACAACTGATTTTACAATTGTTAGTTCAACAAATGTAATTCAAGGTGGTGCTATTGTAAATAGCGTTTTTGTGCCAGCAGCAAATGAAAATACAATTAGTTTTGTTGCTACTGCTGAAGCATTAGGTGATAAAATTAAATTAACTTGTGATGGTACTAATTGGTATGCTGAAGGTGTAGGAGCTGGAGCTGGTTCAATTACATTTACAGCACCGTAATAAAATAAGATTATGATATTAGGAATAGCAGAAGATTTTTCAAGTGATATTACACTTGATAGTGAACTAAAAGATATGCCTTCAAGCGGTATGCATCTTAATAGTGGTGTTCATCCATCTATTACATTGGAGAACCTTCTGCATTTCTTACCTAATTTAGATATTGTACCTGATGATTGGGAAGTTGGTACTACTTACGCTATTTTTAATGATACTAGAAATAGAAAAGATTTAGTTACTCATAATTCTAAAATTTATCAATCAATAAAAGCTGGAATTGGTCAAGATCCGACTACTGAAACTGATTATTGGTTAGAAACTAATTTAGAATCATTACGACTAAAGAATTTTGTTCAGAAAGTTAAAGATAAAGTATATTCAGATTTGAGGTTGACTAAAAGATTAGTTAATAATCAAAAAATATATGAAGTAGGTAAAAATACAGTACAATTACCAAATGACTATGCAGCCTGGATATTTGAGCCAAAGGGTTCAGATTACACATCTATAAGGATAAATCAAATTTCGTTTCAAAAGAAATCAACTACTCCTGTTAATTTATATGTTATTAATCAAGGTGTCTTAATTGACACTTTACAGATAACACCTAGTAATGGAATAGTTAAATTTGAAACTTTAGATTATACTTTTAAAGGTGAAGGACAATGGATTTTTGCAATTGATTCAACTGATGTTGAAATTAATAATTATTCTGTTGACTCTTTGAAATATAATGGTTTTGTTGCTTATACTGCAAATGGTACTGGTTCAACTCCTGAAGATGCTGAATATTCTTTTAACACAACAGGAAATGGATTAGGTTTTAATATTACAGCTTTTTTAGATTCTACAACTTACATAGATAATACATTTAGTGAGTTTGCAAATTATATTAGAGCAACTTTTGAGTATATGGTTTTCCAAATGTTTCTTCATAATTCAAGTAATAGAGATAATATTGTTCAAGATATTCAAATGAGTAATGACCTTTTAATTGCTGAAGTTAAAAATGATAAGGCTGATACCATTGTTAAAAGATATAATGATGAGAGAAAGGAAACTATAAAGTTGATGAAACGTTCTTTTGATATGCAATTAGGATTTAATAAATTTGAAGTAACTAATACTACTTTTTAATGATTTATTTAAAAGAAAATCCAGTAGGAATAGATATTCAAATCCAACGTATGCAACAGCATTTATATGATAAGCTGATTGCTTCTTGGGATTGCGATATTAAGGCTTATGGTAGAGTTTATTTAGATGATAAAGATGGTTCTATTATTCCTAAAGCATACTTAGAAAAAGGTGAATATAGAAATGTATTAGCTGATGATACCATAAAAGGTGCTCATTTTTTCTTTATTGAAGATAATTCAGAAACAATATCTAACTCTTGTGTATCATCAAATAATTTAGATTTAATTTTTATTGTAGATAGTTTAACTAAGGTTAAAAACGATATTAAACATTATGCAGATGAAGAAATCAAAGAGGAAGTTAAGTCTTATATTAAAAGTTTTTGGGAAATGAGTTCGGTTACAAAAGGTAAAGAAGCTTTAGATGGTTTTGATGTGAGTAAAAAACACTTCAAATATCCATATTATGTATTTAAAATATCAGGATCAATTAATAATTATTAAAACACAAAACAATGAATTATAGCGAATTATGCACACCAAGTGGAGAATTATTAGGGACAGGTAGAGGTACTTGTGCTAAATCTCTTGGTGCTGACATCAAATTTATTTTAACAGACGAATCTGTTAAAGGAACAGCAGCTCAAGTCAACTCTGAATCATTTTGGACTGATGCAATAAAAGCTGGTACAGCTCATCCATTTCCAGAAGTGGTTGAAATAGAACCTCAAAATGTAGAGGCTGCATATTATGAAGCACCAAGTGGAGCTACATTTAAAACAAAGAATGAAACTAGAAAAACAATGTATAAGTTTATTGAAAACATTGTTACTCATAGTGGAATGAAATCATATTCTGATAGAAGTTGGAAAGTTTGGTTTTACACTAAAAATGGATATTTAAGAGGTCACACAATTTCTGATGATTTATATGAAGGATTAGATATTTCTACTTTCTATGTAAACGCACAAGAAACGCCAACATTTGATGCTGTTGAACAAACACCAGTTGTAATGGAACACAATGAAGTTGACGATTGGGATAAAGAATTTTTCGTAGGTCGACCTGACTTTAATATGATGAATTTAGAGGGTGTTTTCCAAACATCAGTTAAGTTTATTTCTGCAACACAAGTTACTGGAACATTAACAGTAAATATATCTGTTGATGTATCTGCTACTAATTCTGCTTTAGTTGGGTTAGTTTTAGCTAACTTTAAATTAGTTGATGCATCTGGATTAACTGTAACTATTGATAGTGTAGTTGAATCTCCTGATGGTACTTATGCAATCGTAGCTACTGATGCTGCAACTTCTGGTACTATTGCTTTAAATGGAATTGTAACTGTTGGTACTGATAATTATCAGTCTAATACATTATCATTTGTAACTTCGTAATGGAGTTTATAACTAAAAAAGCAAAACTAAGGTTTAATAAGGGCTTCAAACCGAAGTCCTTACCTTTGTTTTTGCAAATTTACTCAAGATTCGGGAGTGAAGATGAGTTAACAAAGATTTACGAAAAGTTAAATGGCAACACTACTAGAGCAGATAAACAACCTAAAAAAACTAAGCCCAAGCGAGATAGAAAAGCAACTGTTTCTAGCGGTAAAGAAAGCTGAATCTGAGTTTATTAAATTAAACAAAGGTCAACTTGCTCAAGGTAAAAACGCTGAGGATAAAATAGTTGGTGAATACTCTCCGTTTACAGAGGTTTTTGCTGATAGAGATGGAATTGCAACAAGCAAAACTCCAGGTTCTCCATACAACTTTCAATGGTCAGGTGATTTTTACGATGGTTTTTCTCTAAGTGTTACAGGCACAGAAGCTACAATATTTTCTACAGGTATTGGTAGTGGTGGTAAAAAGGAGTTTCTAACAACAAATAATTTATTTGGTTTAAATAATGAGAATTTAGCAAAAGTTATAAAAGACGAAATAATCCCTTTTATAAATAAATTCGCAAGAACAACTTTAAATATATGATTCACACGATTGAAACATTACCAATAGTTACATTTGTTAAAATAGCAGAAACTAACGAAATTCAAAGGTTGTTAAAATATTACCCAAGTAATAAACATTTAGTTAGGTTTGTTGTTTGGGCTTTTAAATTAGAAGAAAAATGGAGAAAACTTTGTGATGAATACAACAAACACGAAGATAACAAGAAAAACAAAAAGATTGAAAGCTTAAAAGAGAAATTAAGCAAACAGCAAGGAAAGTATTTAGTGATTATAGCTGCTTTAGAAACTCTTAAATATGGAAGTAATGATAAGATGCTTAAAATTATTAAAAGCTACGGATATGAGATTAAAGGTGAGTATTGGAGTGGTTTAGAAACCGTATATAAACAAGTAGTTAACTTAAAAAATAAAATTGCAGGAATTAGAGATGAAATTAAAAAATACTCTGAAGTTGACGATGTTAAAGATGTAAGTATTTATAAAATTTTATCAAGATTAATGATTGGATTGGAAATTTCATTTAAAACTAACGAACTAACAACTATAGAATATATATATTTTAGAAAAGAGTTACAAGAAAAAATTAAAGCTAATAATAAGCTAATAAACAAAACAAAATAGATATGGCTGACGGTAAAATTACTAAAAAAGAGTTAGTTGAACAAGGTGCTGCATCTGCATATAAAGATCTTGAAACACAAGCAGTAGCGTCTTTTGAAGCTATTACCCTTTCTATAGATAAATTAGTTAAGAAACAAAATGAATTAGGTGTATCTTTTAAGGATTTAGTATCGATTGATACACAATTAATAAACAAGACAAAAGAATTAGATGCTGCAACTAGAAAATTAGAACAAGCTAAAAAAGCAAGAGAAGCACAAGTAAATAAAGAATCTGCATTAAATGAAAGATTAGCAAAACAAAGATTACAAGAACAAAAAGACGCAGTTAGGAGTGAGCAACTTCTAAATAAATTAGCAAAAGCAAATCAAAATAATGCTAATGCTTATACTAGGTTAAATGCTGAATTAAAGAAAGTTGAAACACAGTATAAAAACCTATCAGCTAAACAAGCGCAAGGAATAGCATTAAGCGTAAAAGAACAAGGTCAGCTTAAAGCACTAACAACTAAATTAGCTATGTTGAGTGGTGCTTATAAAAAAGTTGATGCCGATATGGTTAGAACTACTGGTGGCGTTCGTAGAGCAAGTAGTAGTTTTGATAGTTTAGGTTTCTCAGTTGCTCAGATAACAAGGGAATCTCCAGCATTTATAAATTCAATGAATACTGGGTTTATGGCAATTTCCAATAACATACCAATTTTTGTAGATGAAATTAATAAATTAAAAAGAGCAAACGCTGAATTAATTGCACAAGGAAAACCACAAGTTAGTGTACTTAAAAAGGTTGGTGCTGCTTTTTTTAGTTGGCAATCATTAATTTCTGTTAGTATTGTTTTACTTACTATTTTCGGTCCAAAATTAATTAAAATGGCACAAGCAGCTATTAAAGGTGCTAAAGGTGTTGATATTCTAAAAGAAGCGCAAAAAGCATTAAATGAAGTAGAGAAAGAAGGAATTAAAAACGCTGGTAAACAACTAACTAATTTAAGTTTACTTAGTAAAGCTGTAAAAGACACTTCAAGAAGTGAAAAAGAAAGAAATGAAATATTAGAAGCTATAAGAAAAGAGTATGGTAATGATATTAAACATTTAACAGACAGGGAGATTTTAACTAATGGTTTAGCAGCAGCAGAAGATTTATTAAAGAAAAGAATAATTGAACGAGCAACAGCAGATGCAGCAGCATCTAAAATATCTGAAAATGTAGGTAAAATTATAGATTTAGAACTAGAAAGAGAAACAATAATAAAAACCACTATTGCATCACAAAAGAGGTTAGCTGAGGCTAATAATGTATCTAGTAGTTCTCAAACACAATATGGATCATCAATCAGCACATCTGCACAAGCACAAAGAGATTTTAATTTATCACAAGATAGACTTGTGGAAAATTCAAAAGAATTAAATTTACTTTATGGTGTGAACAACAAATTAACGGAAGTTGCATTAAAGAACATTGATAGTTTAATTTCGACATATAGTAGTGGTGGTAAAGAGGTAATTAAGTTTATGGAAGGCTCTATTGGTTGGTTAGAGCAACAAATTTCCAAGAATAATACAATAATCAAACAAGCAACAGACAATTCTACAAGAACAAAATATAGAGAGGAAAATGTTTTATTGCAAGAACAATTAGATAAATTAACAAAAATAAAAGTTAAAGTAGAAAATATACAAACTACATTAGCTCAAGAAGATATTGAGATTAAAGTACCTATTGGCGTTGAGGTTGATGAAGAAAAGTTTAGAGCTTCATTTGAGGAAATAATGGATTTAGCAGCTCAATTTAATGATGCTATTGGAGGGTTATTTGATGCTATTAGTGATAGAAGATTAGAGGCTATTGACGCTGAAATAGAAGCAGAAGAAAAAAAATATGACAGGCTTATAGAGTTAGCTAAAGATGATGCAGCCCAAAAAGAAGTATTAGAAAGAAATAGAGATGAATTATTAGCTTCATTAGAAAAGAAACGTTTAAAAGAAGAGCAAAAAGCCGCTAAACAACGTAAAGCTTTCGCTTTGGTAGATGTCGCAATTAATACCGCTGTACAAATATCAAAAGTTTTAGCTAATCCTTTTTTAGTTGCTGCCGTAGCTACTTTAGGTGCAATTCAAGCAGCCACAGTTTTAGCACAACCTATACCTCAATTTGCAGAAGGTGGTACAATGGGATGGGATGGTAAAGCATTAATTAATGATGGTGGTAATAGAGAATTTGTAGAGAGAAATGGTCAGATTTTTTCTTCCCCTATTAAAAATGCAGTTGTAGATTTACAAAAAGGAGATATTATACATAAAGATATGGATGCATTAATGAACGCTTCAATAATGACTTCTTTAGCAAATGATAATAAAAATTTA